ATGTTAAGTGACTCAAAAATTAGAAGTGCAAAACCGAAAGAAAAGCTTTATAGGCTTGGTGATTCCGATGGTTTGTGTGTTGAAATAAAACCTAATGGCAAGAAGTATTGGCGCTATCGTTTTCAATGGCTCAAAAAAACACAAATGATGAGCTTAGGTGAATACCCTATTGTGGGATTAGCTGAAGCCCGTACTAAAAGAGATGAAGCTAAATCTTTAGTTGCAAGCGGTATAAATCCAGTTGAAGAAAAAGAAAACCAAAAAAAGGCTAAATCTGATGAGTATGACAATAGGGTTCTCTTTAAACATGTTGCTGCAGAATATAAAGCAGAAAAATTAAATAATCGTTCAGAAAGGTATCAAGAAGCTTTTCAACGCGCCTTAGATAAAGATATTTTAAAAGTTATTGGTGATAAGGATATTAAAGAAGTCACCTCAGCAGACGTTTTGACTATCATGAAAAAGACGATTGCACGAGTTAAGCGTCAAAAAAACCATGGTACTGGCGAAGTGTCAGCAATTCAAAATCGTACTTTTATTGGCGGCGTAATGCGTTATGCAATCGCCACACTTAGAGCCGACTATGATCCAACCTATGCCGTTAAAAACGTTGTAGAACGTCCCGAAATAGAACATGCCAGACCCATGGAAAAATATGAGGCTGTGCAACTTAGAAATAAATTAAATAGCTATGGTGGATCTACTACAGTTAAAAATGCTGGCCTTGTAATGCTCTACTCTATGCTCAGGACTATCGAGATCCGCCGCATGAAATGGGAATATGTTGATTTTGAAGCTAGAACAATTACATTCCCAAAAGAGATGATGAAAAAGAAACGTATTCATATCGTTCCTATGTCTGACCAAGTTTTTAATATTCTTCAAGAACAGCGCAACATTGTAGGTAATCGTGAATATGTTTTTCCAGCCATCTATCAAGATGGGATGCTCTCCGCTACTACAATGAATAAAATGCTCGATTACATTGGCTTGTCTGATGTCACTGCTCATGACTTTCGTGCCACTGCATCAACCTTGTTAAATGAAAAGGATTACGATGACAAATGGATTGAAAAACAATTAGCGCATGCAGATGGTAATAAAACTAGGGCCACATATAACCATGCCAAATATTTAGAAAGCAGGCGAAAAATGCTACAGGACTGGGCTAATATTGTGGATAGCTGGGCGGTTTAACCGCCTTGCTTCTTCTGAAAATGCCACCAGACTTTTTTATAATAAACTTCGTCACGCAAGAAATTAATTTTTAATTCGTTGCCATTGAGGTCATAAATTTTAGTGACCTCTCCTTTCTTATCTAGATCTGCTAATAGATCTGCAACGCGAGAATATGCATGATAATGAATTTTGATTAACTGTGAAGACATAACAATAATTCAAAGTAATTTTAATAATGATACATCAATCCATCGTTCAAGTAAGTTAAGTGTATTGCGCAAATTTATGCTCATATTTGCTTAATATTGATATTTTTGCGCAAAATTATTCTCAGAAGAAAAAGGCTATTTTAATTACTCTTCTATTTTTTGATACAAAATGCCAATCAAACATAAATGTTATTTTTTCTCTAGTTACTATTTTTCAATAACTTAAATTAATATCGAGAAGTTGGCCAAATACTGCAGCTGCTTTGGCCAACCTTAGGTAGTTGGTACAAAATGTCAATTAACAACACACTGTACGCAAATGCTGACTCTAATATTATTTTTGATCGTATGGGCTGTGCAGCCCGATAATAGAATACACAGCACAGTAATAATCGAAGCAAACTTAGTTCGCTTACTGTGAAAGATTTTCATGCTAGCCGATCCGGTTAGCAATCCAGCCATAGAAAAACTGTTCCTGCTTTGGATTACGCTCACAGATTTCAATGTAGCGTTGCCCTTGCATAATATTGAGCACTCGCACCAGAACCTTCTCACCTTCTTTCCCACGTTTTGACAAGTATGTTTTAAGGGCACCTAGCGTTGCTGAGCCATAAACACCATCAACCTCTAAATCTGCATATCCAGCTTTACCTTGGTTATTAAGCAAGTTCAAAGCTCGTTGTAAAAGAGGTTTTGCAAATCCGGTACCGCAATTCACACCAGTGTCTAGAAGCTCTTCAGCTACTGCAGAAGAAACAGCATTTACTTGGTCAAATCGCGGAGCTGTCCAGTATTGCTTCTTGTAAATAGCTTTGGCCACATCAAGAGGCAAATCTTTCATATTGCCCTTATAGCCGTTTTCACGTGCTACAGCTTCAGTAATACCGTATTTGGTCGCCCCTCCTCGATCCGCTGGGTTATTTACGTAACCACCTTCGCGCTTAATTAATTCATCAAGATATTTTTCAATGTTCATTTCGGTTTCCTTTAGGCAATAAAAAACCCCGCAAATGCGGGGTTTTTCTGATTTTTAGATTTTATGATACTTTTCGGAGACGAGATGCATGAATGGTGCTGCGCATATCACCCTTGAGAACTTCTCGCATACTTGGAGTTTTTGCACAAGCAGACAATACACACTGAGCTACCAATTCATTAACTTTTTGTTGTTTTGTTTCAGTTAATTGAACATGACTTAGCAATGAAATAACGTTCATAATTCCCACACCTATTTAGTAAGGTTTATTGACGTCGAAAGGCAAGCCAACGCTTACCTTCAAACTTAACTGTCAAACCAGCTTTATCTAATTCTGATTTAATGGATTCTGCTGCGTCATGCATTCGCTGTAAGAATGCTTGACTATAGTCCGTACGTGCGTAGATTTTAGTCGCACTACCAGAACAATCAGCATGCTGCAAGAATTTTTGAATAATAAAGATCAAATATTCTGCGTATTTCGAATCATATTCTGAATCAACTAAACTATCAAGCTCTGGGCTAATGTAGATATCAAAAATCTTTAACGTTAATTCACGTCCACGACGATGATAACCGACTTCAACAATAACATTTGGATGATCACAATCATCTTCACAAATACCAATGTAAGTGTTTAGACTTTCTCGCGTTAAATAATCCCCATAATCTTTACTTGCTTGAATGTGTTCGAAAAACTGTTCATTTAACTCAATTAATTCGTCATCAAGATTTAATGCTATACCGCGATCAATCCAGTGTCGTGCTGTTGTTTTTAATAATTCTTCGTCAAATGAAATGATATTCAATTTTATTCCTCTCTTATAAAGTAAAGACAAAAGAAGATAACAAATTATAAAAACAATATAAAGAAGACACTAATTGATACATTAGTATTAATAGACCGCCCGAAGGCGGCATTAACTGTTCGTAATATCGTTTTTGGCTTTCTTAAACTCTTTGATCACTTCAACAATCGTTTTCCCTTCCTGTTTATCTATGAAGTTAAAAATCCAACGGACCAAAGCCCAACCGGGTAAACCACAAACAAAGAAGAAACCACCCAGAGCAATCATCCCCCATACATCAGTAACCCATTCATGAAGCCCCCACTTCACAATAATGAATGAGCCGCCAGCAAGACTTGATACAACAGTACAGATCAAGCCTACGCCCCACTCTTGTGGTGAACGTGGCATACGAGTCATTAATACAACTGCTGCAACCAAACCGACTGCTAAAGTCACCATAATTGCTGCACCATAAAATTTTAAAAGTGCTGTAAAACCGCTAGTGGAAACTGGTTCCATAAATCTCTCCAGATATTTTTAGACAATAAAAAAGCACCCGAATTGGGTGCTCAAAGTTCTTTTAAAGTTTAAAGGGTTTGTAAGATTTTCCCTCCGTTAATCAATTGAGTTGTTAGAGGTGCCACCCCAACAATTGCAGGTCCACCCGGCCCCGGCTGGCCTTCAGTTGTGCCATGGTATTGCCAATTCCATGTTCCATCATTGGTGGACTTGGTACCGCGCTGGCCCCAACCTCCACCATCACCAGACAATGGAGATCCATATCGATCATTTTGGGTTCGGTAACCTTTACCGGGTACCGAAGCTTCGGCATCGGTTACTTTGACAACCATAAAGTCACCATTTAAGTACCAACGCCAGTCTTGTGAATCGTTAGTAATAGGTTGTCCGGTCATAACCCGACCAAAAGGTGCTCCAGCTCCACCGGGAATACCCTGAACTCCATACGATAATCCTGTATAAATACCGCTTGGTGTTGCTCCACCACCTGAGCCGCCTCGAGCCAGAGTTCCACCATCAATAATCAGGTTTAGTTTACTGTGCCGGTTTAATAAACCGGGTGCTCCCTGAAAACCGTCACGGCGGGTTTTAGTAAAGTTATAATCCGGATCGGTAGACCATGCACCAAATGCCAAATGTGGCAACCCGCCATCTCCACCACGTCCAACAACAGCACCTTTAATAGTCAAATTTACCACGAGATCAGGTGGGAACTCACCAGTATCAATAGCAGGTAATTCTGATGCAGCTGGAACGATATACTCTCGTTTTGCAGGACTAGAGTTATAGTCGAATTTATAGACAAATCTGGTTTCCGGTCGATAAGAACTTGAACTTGAAACTAGTGCACCTGCTTCAACTACAAAACTGATTTCTCCAGTCGTTGGCAAATCCCCTCTTTGCATCTGATATAAACGTGCCAGATTAATATCCAGCTGGTCATATCGAATGTAAATCGGTGAATCATCAACCGGCACATCAATAAAGTCCTTGTCATTGAGGTAATAACGTTCATCGTAATTAATTGCAGTAATGGTATTAGAGAACTGGTCAGCCGGTTCTCTTTTTGCAACCAGATAAGGCAGTGAGCCTTTGGTATCGTCATTAACTACGGTGTAGATAGTATTCACAAAGTCATCGGGACTAAGCTTTAAGGCCCCGTTCGGTAAACGCCCTAAAACTACTTTGTTCTTGGCTGAACCCGGCGTAACGGGAATCAGGTCCACGGTACCATCCCCCATTTGCAAATAAATCACATAACTCTTGCCTGCAATGAAATCGACATCATGGCTTAGGGTGAGAATTAAACCTTCTTGCTGTACCACCTCACCGCTTTGATGAATACCATTGCGATAATCAGCTACAGCGATCCGGTCACGTAAAACCAGTAATTCTGATTCTGGTGCCGCATCAAAGGTAATGGATTTACGTTGAAACCGAAGCTTATTCCAGAGCCGGTAAGCATTGAAATGAGCTTGCCACTTGTTCCGTACACCAACAGACTTCACTTCTTTCGGGTTCTTTGCTCCTTTGTCTGGCAAATAGATATTGATACGACTATCGTCGGTCGGATCAGTGTATTCATAGATCAGTCCATCGTAGTCATCCATCACGCCAAAGGTCAGGTCATGCTTGTAACTATCCGGAATGATATTCCTGAAGTTAAACAGCATTACCGAGTTATCAGTTGGCCGTTCAAAATAAAGCTTGAGCTTATTGTTTTGCCGATATGCGGTACAAAACACTGCATCACATAGATTGGAGACCAGCTCTTCAAAAGATAGGTTTGTATCATCAATCGTAGTACAGAACTCAGCCGCAAGTGGTGTACCGAAATAATCCACTACATCGTTATAAGTCCGATAGATGTTTTCAAGATCAATCTCATCAATCGTACGGCGGCCAATCTTGTCGTCCAGTGCCATAGATACTAAAGCATCAGCAAAGCTCGATGTTGGAAATAGCTCTGTCGTCATTGCCCCATTTTTATAAGTCGGCAACATTCGCTGAAGATCGAAATTGATCTTACGGGACTTAACAGATAAAGCTCCGGTCGTTGCATAAGTACGTGCACGAAAAACCGTTTCATGTTCATACACTGTGCTTTGCAAAGGATAAGCACCGTAAAGCGCCTGCCACTTTACTTCATCTACTACCGTTGTAACCGCCGGTGTTGGTGTTAATCGGCGTGCACGGACACTACAACGCCCCTGAAATGTCACCATATCCAGCGTTGCACCAACGGTCTGACGTGACTTTGCCGAGCCTTTCAAAATGATCTGCTTCAGCATTGGATTACCAATAGCTGCACCAGATTCATTAACCGGTGTTACTTCAACTTCAATCGTGACATTAACAGCGCCCTGATTTCCGCCTGCAGAAACGGTATAAAGTCCATTGGTGGCCACAAAGTTACATAGCACCCGACTACGTTCAATATTGTCCAAAATGAATGGACCAATCCACTTCTCTCCAATAGATGAAAGCTTTGGAGATAAAGCACTAGTTTGCTGATTTGATAATTCCCTTAGCTTTAACCAATTTGGATTAACTGCTGCTGGATTAGATAAAGCCATCCGATCATCAGCTACCGATAAAACGCTGTAAGTGCCGTTTAAATCATAAGTCTGGCCATTAAACGTGAATGAGGCATTGGTGATTTCTACCCGGTCATTACTTACAAACTTAGTGGTTAAATCCGTATTGTTTGCAGATGCCCGCAGGATCTCATTAGGATATGCAAAATGAAGGTAGTTCGTACCTTCTAAAGACTGTGTATCTGCTGGACGGAGAACTTGGCCATTAACAGAAGTTTGATGCTGAACCGTTAGTGGCGGCGTGGTAATTTCGGTACCAAGCGAAAAATATGGCTCACCTGAAACAATATCTACACCTGGTCGAAAGACTTCTACCGATGCGCCGGCAATATCAACAATGTTGGTTTCACCATCATATGCACCGTTAATTTTATAGTGACCACGACCAATACAACCAACAACATGCTCTACTTCGACATTGTTTTCATATACCTTGTAAGGCACAGTAATCAGATCAGGGGTATCGTGAGCGGCACCATAAATATCTGCGATACGACCATTTACGCGAGTTTTATTTTCACGGTTTGATAATTCGTTATTTGCAGACGAGGATTGATTGTTATTCTGGTTGGTTTGGGTAATTGAGGGCACAGGCATTAATAATGCAACAGCCACACCCATAACTATAGAAGCAACCGCTATCCAAGCTAGAGTTATGGGGTCTATACCCTTGGGATTCTCAATTACAATGAAAGTGCCTGGCAAGAAATCGAGCTGCTTTAATTCATATGCATTCTTCGGTGTGACTTCATTCGCAAATGAAATTTCGGCATGATCCATATTACTTGTTGTATGGAAAATACGGACATGTTCAGGCATATAATCATATTTTGAAGTAAGCCATTGACCCAAAGTTTCGGCGTGTTCAATTGTTTTGTCTTCGGATAAAGGGTCTTGTTTATAAATAATCTTAATCATAGAAACTCACACGATTAAATCCAAATGCTTGAACGACTTGAATTGGCATCCATGAAACGCCTGATTCCTGCAAATGCAAAATACGCCCCAAACGAAAAAGCCCCACATGTGGGGGCTTGTTTCGGTATCTCGAGTGAAAGGCGACTATGCAGCCTTCCTTGGGCATGGGCAGTGGATTTAAAAGTTTTAACCTTGATGGTAGAAATACCTTTTCTTTAATAGGCTTCATAAAAAATTCAAGTGCTTCCACCCGGTCTATTCCATATAGATCCAATGCAGCTTCATGAGCAAAATGAACACAGTTGTAGTTTTCCTCGTCATATTGTCTATCAAGCAAATGATCATGACTTTTCATATAGCCCCCTTGAGACCAGTAAAGCGGTCTAGTGCAAAGATATCTCCAGTTTTAGCGGTATTTAATCGTGGAGATTCAGCTTTGAACGTCACAGCTTTATGGTTCATGGCAACACTGGAGAGTTGCAGTCCAAGTAAATAAAACATTGGAGAGTTCAGATTGTCTGAACTGTAAATCCGGTAATTTACGGTTGGCTTTACATCTGGATATTGCCCTTCGATTACCCGTTCAAACTCATCTGGCATCACATCACCTAGACCAGAGATAGAAACGGTTAATGTCTGGTCCAGATCACCCAGCATTCCGGATCTTTGAATAGATGCTGGCAAAAATTCATAATAGACCTGACCGGATCCTTCCTTATGTTGTACATACACCCCACGATCATCATTACGAACTATTCGGTATATGTTCATAAAGGAAGGATGAGAAAGCTCAATACATTCCAGTTGATAAACATCGACTTTACGATTGAAAAAGAACTTGGCGTATTCGTTATCCATTAGACCTCCCAATCCTTAATCAAAGCTATATCGGCCGTAAGGTTAGGCTGGTTTTGAACAACTTCGAGCTGTGCATTTACCCGGTAAAGGTTGCCATTCACTTCATTGGTCTTGAACGAGTTCGGAATGAAATTGCATTGGTATTGCTGACGTGTTCCTTGGTCTATGACCAAATCCGCATAGAATGAAGCTGGCTTATTCTGATAGATCCGCCAGAAAGCCATCATTTTATTGAAATCGGTTTTACTTAAATTCCAGTTCACATCGACAATATGACTATTACGTTTTACATCGATGTAATAGCGACCACGTCCGCCATCCATCTGCTGACGTTTCACATCATCACCTGGTGTTACGCCATAGCCGCTGGTCTGAGGATTTAGCTTTAACTTGTACATAACTTTCCTTCAGGTAATAAAAAACCGACCTCATAATGGGTCGGTATAAAAGTATCTTTAACAACTAAAGTCTTGATATTTCTTCAGATATCTGACTAGATTCATGTAAAATATAGTTTATTAATTGATTTGAAATCGTTAGATGAAGATGATAGTCAGCTGTTGTTCTAAACCTCTTTAATTTTTGTATTCGATTTTTGATTTCCGCAGCTCTTTTCTGAATCATTTCAGACGTTGAACCCGCAGGGTACCCACTAAGTCTGCTATAGACTTTTTCATGAGCTCCACATTTTGTCTTTGTTACTGGCCATAATAGTCGTTGTTCTAAATGATGTCGGACTTCATAAAAAGCATGGTAATAAGCACGCCCTATAATATTCCTTTTGTGACATTCATCATATTTTGTAGAATTACCTAACAGCTCATAACAGTAATTTAGTGTATCTGTAGTAGCCATTTTTCAATCCACGCCCACTTCATAAGGAATAATAAAATATGAAAGTTTATTCAGTTCATCAATTAAACCCTCATCATAGCATTTACTAAATATTTCTGAATTCATAGCGTCAATCTCATCAAAACTTCTATCGACATAAAGCAATATTAAAAATTCATCATCAATAAAACTATATTCATATTTTCGACACCGAACATTCCTTGAGTTAAAACATTTAAAAAGAATTGAACCGATATGTTTCAAGACTCTAGAATCAATTTCTAGTTTATTTTTAATTTCAAAAAACTGAATAAATTCATTAAAGTCTTCCTTTTTAAATCTTTTATAATAATTTAAATCATCATTTAAAATTCCATCTAGAAAATAAGTTATAGGTTTGAAGTCAATAGGAATAAAACTTTCTAAGGGTAAATTTTGTTTACTACACAAACTTATAATTTTATCAATATTTTCATTAGCACTAGAAAAATCTACTGAGCTAAGAAAAACAAAATAAAGATTCGATAAAATTGATACACTATTGCTAATTTTCAGTACTTCTCGAGCGTATTGATGCGCAAGAATAGGATTATCAAAATACATTTCAATAATACTGTTGCTTAATAAAAACCAATCTAGTGGCTCAGTTTCTTTAATATCATTAAGCAACCGTTTGCATCTAAAATACTGAAATTCACTTATCGATCCAGTAAGAACAGCAGAGTTAATAATATCGGTTACTTCTGATGACTTAGTTTTAGGAACTGGAGGAAGCATAAGAATATTCACCAATTTTTTGAAATTTTGTCCTAATTTATTTAAAAAAGCTACCTCTAAAGGTAGCTTTTAAATTAACGATTCCGTCTTGCTGTCGTATTCTCAGTCAAAGACCGACTAATGGTTGAGTTTGGATTTGCGATTTGGTCACTTACAAGTTTCGGTACCTTTCTTGGAAGCTGCTTATCCAGTTCATCTGTAACAATGATCCGGACAGTTTTCTCATCCAATTGTTCAGCTTCAACAGTTGCACCACTGACTTGATTCACGACTTCAATCTTGAAATTGATAGTTGGAGAGGATTGCTCAATTGAAGGCATAATCTCAGCTTGAGGGCGTGAAGTACGTCCTAAAGTAAAGTCCTGAACATCATCCAGATTTGAGCGATCCTGAACTATACCATTGGATGAGAAGTAGACCTTGCCATCATGGAACAGGTCAGAATTTGCCGAAGAAGCTAACTTAGGTGTGTCTCTATTACCCTTATAGATAATCTGAGTATCTTGAACTGGTTGATTAAAGATGTCAGCCTGCTTTTGGCTTTCTATAAAGGCACTAGAGCTCATCATTGCACGGCGCATGACACTATCTGCCGAGGCATTGTTATTGAGAAAAGCTTCAGGGTTTGCACTCTTACGCATTTTCTCAACTAAACCAACTCCGCCCCAGCGTTTAATATCCTCTTGGGACCATACAATTTCGCCTTTGTGCACAGCTCCGGCAACTTCATATTTCCCACCACGACCTGTATAACCACCTTCAGCAAAACCTTGATCTTTGATTGCCCGGATGTTTGCAATGATGCTAGCGCCTTGAGCAACCGCCCCAGCAATCAATGGTAAATTAAGAGGAAAACCAGCTTTTGAAGCTGCTGCAATATTTTGCTGAATCGCAATACCAGCAGCTGCAATGGCATAAGCTTTATCAGCGGCGAACATGATCTTATATGCTTTAGATTGCTCTCCAAACATTGAACCAAACATCGATGTAAGTGAACCCATCATTTGGCCACCAAATGCAATTTGGGTGTTCAAACGATCTTGCTGATATTTATCTTCAATATCCTGAACATTCTTTGCATGTTCAGCAGCAATCTGATTACGTTGGTCCTGAGCAGCTTGAATGATAGCTGTTTTCCGGTTTTCGAAGTCCTGTTGCTTGATGAGTCCTGCTTCCATGTGTGCATTTAGAACATCTAAACCATTTTTTTCATCAAGATCAGTAGCAGCAAATTGACTATCTGCTAAATCATTTGCAGCATTTAAACGGCTAAATCGTTCCTGATCCTGTCTGAAAAATTCTCCGGTACCATTCATATCCGCTTGGATACCACCCCAGTTTTGAACAGCATTATTCACTTTATCGCGTGTCTCTTTATCCTGATTGGCTTTAGATAATGCGATTAGCTTTTGCCGCTCTTCTATAGAAAGCTTGGTATTCTTAAGAATTTCCTCCCGTTCGAGTCTGTAACGTTCCTGCATGGCTTGCGTTTCAGAAAGCAGAGATAAACGGGCTTGAAACAACCGCTGTTCCTGAGCTAGTTTTAATAACCCTAACTCTTGCTGTTTTTGCTGTTCCAGCAATTCAACAGCTTGCTTCTGCTCAAACTTACTTAATTCAAGGTCATGAGCTGCATTGAACTTTTTACGGTTAAAGGACTCTTCTAGTAACTGTTCCTCGGTTTTCTGGAACTCCTTATAGTCTTCCAATTTCGTTCTAAGGGCTTGTTTGGCTATAGCAATATCATTATCTGCACGACGATTTATTTCCGCCTTTATTTCTGCAGTACGTTCCGGGCTAAAGTTTGCTTTATCAACATCCTCCAGTCTTGCCTTTCTATTATTGTTAATCCGTCCGACTTCACTAGCCACCTCATTTTCAAGTGACCGTTGCAAATCCTGTTGACGTTCAAGTTGAGATTGAATATCACCAGCTGCTTTATCACTTCCTTTACTTGCACCACCTTTCACCTTGCTCTGCATCTTGGGAGATTGATGTAGAAGCTTAAGAGACACTCCATCCTCAAAGATCACTTCACTGACATAACCACCTCCCTTGCTGTCATACCATGTCTTGATATCTTTCACAGCAACATTGGTCGTGATTGGTGTTCCTTCAGGCATTGAAAAATCAATACCTTTATGAAATGAAGAAGCCCCTTTAGTTGGGGCTTTTCGTGGACCATAATTAGAACTGATCTTGTAGGAAGTTAAAGGTTTTCCTCCCGCCTGTAATCGAGCCAGATGTTCATTAGAAACTTTCTGACCTGACAATGAGCCACCATATCGGACGTCAAGATGTGGACCAGTACCAATACCGGATTGACCGGAAATACCGACCAAGCGTTTAGTAAGTTTTGCTTGTTTTTCAATTTCCTGCGTCTGCTTTCTTTTAGCTTCAGTTAATTTATCTTCTCGCTCCTGTTGTTCTTCGATGATCTTGAGATTTCTAAGTGCGCTATCAATTTCATCTTTAGACAAAATTGCACTCATTCCTTTAGCTTTTTGCAGTTCTAAAATGGCATTAGCTTGAGCAACAGTGTAACCTTTATCAAGCCAACCTGATTTATAGATTGAATCAATAACGCTATCTTTTTGCTTGGCTTGATAATCTTGCAAAGCCTTAGTTGCCTTTTCTGCTTCAGTAGCAGTATTTCCTAAAGCATCCGCTTGTTTTTGATGCTGAATTGCCGCATTTTGTGCTTCATTACCTCCAAGTTTCACTTCAACTCTTAATAATTTAAGTTTCTCAGCTGATAAACTTGCTTTAGATGCATTGTCATCATACTGCGCAGCCTGTTTTTTCAGATTTTCATATAGATCTGTAGGCAACTTAATTTTATTTAGACGTTCAATGGCTTCTGTATAGCTGATAGTTCCAGTTCTCGCTTCTTGGGAAATTTTTTCAACCTCCCTATTTCCTCGTGCATAGTTCTCGATATCAATTAATGCAGACCCTACAGCACGCGATGATTTCTCTAATGCTTTATTTTGTGCATTAAAAGCAGTAGTTAAATCATTAACTGCTTTAGCCTTATCATTGCCAGTTAATTTTTTTAACTCCTCATCAGCTTTCTCAGCAACTTTAGCTTGTTCAGCAAGCTTTTGCTTTGCCTCCTCTGCCTTATTATTAAAATAAGAATAGGCTGCCGCTAATCCCATTACTCCTAATGTTGCAACTCCAGCCCACCCACCAATTAATCCAAACGCCCCTTTAGCTAGTCTCCCTGCAATTGAAGTTGCAGTATTTAGCTTAATTTGAGCTGCTGTTTGTGCATTTGTAGCAGCAGTTACTGCTGCCTGTGCTTGTGCGTATCGAGTTGCTGCCGCTGTTGCGCCAAATTTAGCTTGGGTTTCTGCATTTGTTGCTCGCACATTCGCGAGATGAGCTTTTGCTGCATTCAAAGCAGCGGTAGCTTCTGCATATTCTGCTTGAGCATTTAATACAGATGCTTGGCGGCTCGCTAAAGTTGAAGCCATTCCCTCTTTAATAGCAGCGCTCTTCATCAAAATTGCACGAGTGATATATCCAATACCAACTACTAAAGCCCCATCAGCAATTAAATCTAAATTACTTGCAAGAGTTTGAACTGATCCAGCTAATACCTGTGCCGCACCACTTCCCTTACCTGCTTCGCCAACAAATTTTGTGATCTCGTTGTTTAGGAGTGTGAGAGACTGCCCGATTGTGATATCTGTTTTAGCAAAAAGAGCATCAACATCAGATTCTACATTTCTAAGCGCTTTTACAATTTCTTGTGAAGTAATTTTTCCTTCAGCTGCTACTGAACGTAATTCACCTACAGTAATACCCATACCTTTAGCAATAGCCTTTGCTAGTGCTGGGGTTTGCTCCATTACAGAATTAAGTTCTTCTCCACGCAACGTTCCACTAGCCAAGGCCTGCCCGAACTGAACTAAAGCTGCATCAGCAGCTTCTGCGCTTGCACCACTAATTGCTACAGCTTTAGAAACTGTTTCAGTTAAACGTGCTGTGTCATCCATTGTGAGGTTTAAAGTTTTGGCATTATCACTAAAACGCTGGTAAACCTGTAACACAGAATCCCAAGCTGAATAGGTTTTTTGAGCAATTCGGAAAGTGTCTTCCGTTGCTTTATTTAGTTCAACTTGATTGTTAGTGACTAACTTAAGGCGATTTTGTAATCCAGTATATGTATCCATCTTTGAAATGGCTGAACCTACTGTTAATAAACCAGCCATGTGTCCAGCTAAAGCTCTGGTGGCTACAGACAAGCTGTCCATAGACTTAGATGCAAATTCACCTTTACGTTCAATGCTAACAAGTTCATTGCCTAGATTACGCGCATTACGTTCAGCATTTTGCGAATCAATAACAATGACCAAACGGGATTCTTGTGCCATCTTTACTTTCCTCTAGGCATTAAAAAACCCACTCAAATGAGTGGGCTCTGTTTAAATTAAAAATAATTACTAAGCTGGGCAGTTAAACCAGTTCGGTCGTGCTAGAAATCTTTGTCCATTAGACATGGCTATCACCGAACAGTCTGCATCGATCAACGGCTCATTTTGTAGGTTCCTGAAATCCAACAATCTAGCAATATCTCGTGCTGCTTCATTCGCTTTCACTACTAAGTGTGAGTAATACGCGAACTTCTTCATATCAAGCATTTTTACAGCAAGCAGAACTGGAACGATTTCATCATTTTCTATGATGACTGCTTCAGTAAGTTTGCGAACCATCTCATAGGCGTCTTTATCAAATAAAGGATCTTGAGGTTTCTTTTCCTCTGGTTTTGCCTTTAAATCCATAACTTCTAAATAATGCTTAGCATCTTCAAAGTGAATCGCTCTCAATTCTCGGTAACTTGCTGAGTATTTAAAGTGATTCTTTAAGCGACTCCACATTTGCACAATCAAATTTTTATTACCTTTTGCTCTTGTATGAACAATGTTATAAAGAATGCCAGCTTGTTCTGGTGAGATAGTTTGTTTTCCATTAAGCAACCATTCCATCACAAGTGAATCATAGGCACGAATTACCATTAAATGAAATTTAGGGCTAATCCACATTGCATATGCATAAACTAGTTCTTTTACTCCAAATGTCCCAACTCCATTGACCACTTTTACAGCACTCCTCATATTTGAGGGGTGGTCGTTTTCTGAGCTTCTCATATTTGAGAAGCTGTCGATTTCTTTGATTAATTCTTGCGTTTGCTCATTACGCAAAAAGTTAGCAGGCTTATGTTTAGCCAAGTCTCCACTAGCCTTGTGAAGGTCATTCAAGCAATAACGCCCATCTTCATCTTGGCGAATAGTAAATTCACCAATAACTAATGGCTTATTATTTGGATTTAAAAAGTTTTGTGTTAAATTAGACATGTTGTCTTTCCTGTAGATTGCGACATCAATTAAGCCCTGTCCGCCAAGATCATGGGCTTTTTTGTTGCCTATTGATTTCATGCTTTCGCACTCTCTCGCGTTAGTTTCTTTTTAAGCTCTTCAAAATGTCTCACTAAGTAGTTATTCAGAGAGCGCCCTTCTTTCTTTGCCTGCTCTAACAAAAACTCTTTTAGCTCCTCAGGCATCCGCGTATTCATTTGTACAACATTCATAATTTCTCCTTTATAGTCTCACATCAAATGTTAGCGTTTTGCTATGTTAGCAATATGCTAATATTGATGTCAATATTTTTTGATAGCATAATGCTAACAACCTTCAATTTAGTTGTAATATAATGGCTGATATTCAATTTAATCTACGCATTCCAGAGGAATTGAAAGAAAAGATTAAGCAAGCCGCAACTGAGAGTGGCCGATCAATTAATGCTGAAGCTCAATACAGGCTTGAGCAAAGCTTTGAATTACCACGTTCAATCAATATGGAAAAAGTGCTGCGTTTTATTGATGCTGTTAACGCTTTAGAAAGAATTGAAAAATTGGAAAAGGAATTGGATTCTTTAAAAAAAATAGAATAAGTTCAATATAATTACCACTATATGAAAAAGCACCCTAGGGTGCTTTTATTAAAACTTATTCCACCCACATGCATTATTTTGCTTTCTCATGCCCGCCTTTAGTGCGACAAGGTTGAATTCTTGTAATGAAATCCCGCCATCGCTTGTTTTAAAGAAAATCTTTAGTTTATTTGCCGACTTAATTAGACTAACCAACTCCTCATTCTCGCCAAAATCCTGCCAGTCCTCTTCACTACGGACCTTTATCGGTTGAGCTTCTGTTGTTTTGTCTGTTTCAACAAAAACATAATCTTCACTTGTATAAGACAAGTGTCTTTGTGACCATAAACTTATAGATGTTGTGCCACCCTCACATCCAAGTCTTAAAATAGGATAGATGTATTTAAAACCCTCACCAACTGTTAGGCTAGATGGTGTTGCTGTAGCATGTTTTGCTGAAAAATGATATTCAGCATCCTTATATTTAGGTTCAGGTATTTTGAAGTTTGGGGGTATTAATTCATCCTTGTCATTAAATTTTGGTTGTTGGTTGCAAATTTCAGACCACGCTCTTGAAAATTGTTGATTAGCTATATTGTTTTCATCTTCAAAGAGTACCGTTTTATTATTAAGCACAATATATCTAGTTTTACCAACATACCCACCCATTCGATTCTTTGAGTTAACCTCACCACAAAAACCTTTCTGGTTTGAAAACATGGCGGAGCTTGGATCTATTAAATCCTGCTTAACAATCTCCTCAGAAAATGATTTTACCACCAAGTTAAGTCTTGCCTGCTTCTCCTCCTTGCTTTCACACCCTACCAAACCAAAAACCAAACTTAATAAAATAATCTTTTTCATATAAAATGCACCCAATATCAACACCTTAAAATTAGCTAATAATCCAAATAAAAATTATTAAAGCTATAAATAAAATAACTCCACTGATTATCCATTCAGATTTAGGGTAACCCCATACATTATCTGGATTATTAAAATCAGGTTCTCTTCTACGTGTCGTTTTCTTAGTATGACTAGAGAACTTAGAATAAGATAAACCAGTACCTGGAATACCTACTGTTGTGCGAGTACCCTTCTTACTTACATTTACACGTGCACCTTTCCCACCCACAGAAACACTTGATAGCCCTTTTTTACTAATATTGACACGGATTCCAGGAGCAATTTTTATACTTTTTCTAAAATTCAATCCCATCACATCACCTATCTAGAGCAGATCTTTTTAGAAGCACTGATGGAACCATCATTACAAACAAACTTACTACCATCGCAATGACTTATCCCACCTTTCTTACCAGAGCACGGTTGTCTCCCTCTACCTGCTTCCGCAACACTTAATGAGCTTAAAACTAATAAAAGACTTAAAATGACTTGTTTCATGGTTTTTACCGTTTGTTATAAAGTGTACTAACTTTAACAAACTGGTTACTAAATGTCACATAAAGGAAAACCACCCGAAGGTGGTTTCTATCAAATAAAACTAACTAAGCTATTTCACAATTGGTTTGATGCCATGAATGGTTATTTCCATATGAAAAACTAATTTCACTTGGTACTAAAGTTCGTTCCTGATGATTTAATGACTCAATCATACTTCTTAGTTTGCCATCACCTTGAACATGCTCTTTATATAATGCACGAAGTAATAGCTCAGTAGGTTTACCAATTAAACCGCGATCAGCTTCCCAATGTCTAATACTAGTCTCACTGACTCCTAAAAGCCCAGCAAGATTCTTCTGTGACAAGTTTAGTTCTTTACGTAAAAAACGAATTTCCTCACCATTCAAGTCAGGCTTTTGCGTAATTAAGAACAACCCAATGGCATTATGAAGCTCATGAACAGATTCAATAGATACGAGTTCACCATAGTCTTCATCATTTTCAATTGTAAATCCATTGCGCAGCCAAATATTGCTCAGACCGCATTCTTCATAGTGATACATAATTTAGCCTACTCTCTAAATGTAGTGACTACTACTGAGAATTCACCGTTCTCGCTCTGCTTGATTGCAACAGCTGTTGTTATGTATTCGCCTGCAGTGCGAACAGAAACATTTAACTGGCAATCACCACGAGTATTTGGGTACGGCCCCTCAGTAATATCTCCATGCTCAAAACAGCAAATAATTTGCTTCATAGAGATACAGCGTTCTTTCATTCTTTCTTTTGCATGTGCAGTTAACTTGATTTTGCTAGTATCTCTAGCAAATGCTCTAAGTTTTTGTTTAGCTTCAGTTAATGTTAAACACATACAAGCAAACACCAAGGTTCTTGGAAAGAGTAAAAGAATGCTGAACCGTCAAATATTGACGGTAAGGTGATTATTCATCATTTGATAATCACGCGCAACACCTTAAAGGTAATTTTCTGTCAATCCAGATCAAGTATTTTGTAACATCGACTGCGTTATTTTGAGTCGCGTTTAAGAGCAACTGCTTAATTGTTTGACGTTTTGACCAAATTAGGCTTTTCAGTCCCTGGCAATACCTAATTTGGTCACTTACCTTTGCTTTTGGTTGATATCTTCTTATGGCACTCCTCCAAAAACAAATTATCCAACGCAAAAATACAGTCATTAAAAATATGAGCAGCCACTGGCAAATCATTATGCTCAGCATAGACATTGATAGCCTGCTGATCTAAAGATAACGGTATGCTTTGCTCATAACGTCTGGATCGACATATAGTGCTAAATGCCGAAAGAATTGAATCAGCCGCATACGAATATTCTGGCGGATCCGGAATACGGCCGCCTAAGAACTTGATTTGCTCGATTTCGTGCGGCGTTTTCGACGCATACGTTTTTTGGTATTTGTAGAGCTCCATGACTTTCCCAGAATTAAAGCCTTGTCCTTGTCTGCGTCTTCCTGAATCTTCTGGGCCTGTTCTTTAATGAATAGCCAGATTGAAATACCAATATCACCAAGATTAAGAAGCTTTGAGGCATTCTCAGGTGTATATGGCTTTTCGGACTCAACAGTTTTACCGTCTACGATTTCGGCAAATACCACACCTTTCCAGTCTTCGATTAAGTGGGCCGCGCATGCATCCATTAAAAGCTCGTGGTAAAGCTTGGCATCTTCATCTTTGACCATCACATCATAGCCTTTAGACGAGATCTGGTTTCCTGCCCGTTCAATAGCTACCTGAAAAGGCTTATAAGCGATACCACGGACTTTGAACTCAGCCTGTACATCGCCATCAGCACCCTTGTATTCACACCATTTTGATACGTCTGAGCTTTTAATAATTCCGACTTTTAAAGCCATAACAACCTCTAATTTTTAGAAATAAAAAAGCCCATGGGTTTCCATAGGCTTTGTTACTGAATAAGTTGATTACACAAGAGCACGTACAATCGTTGGACTGGTACGCACTTGGGCAAAATTGATATCTATTGTAATAATGTCATCGCCACCACCATCAGGGTGATTTGCTTCCTTAACTTCAAGTTGCGGGAAGTTAAACGAGTACTTACTGCCTTTGGTATCTGTAATATCGAAGGTCAATGTAAATACATCACGGGTTTTAATAGCATCAATCCAAGAAGCAGATGTTGCTGAAAACATGAAATTAGCATTTACGCCAATATCCATCATTTTCTCTAAGTAAAACTCAGGCGTGTACTTACCAGAACCGATACAACGGATCGCTTCCAGATTATTACTAAAGTTGATGGTAAGTGTCTGCAGACAAGCTTTACCCTGAATTGATTGACCATTAATAAGTAGCTTTTCAACATTTGGCATACTCACCAGAGGGCGAGTCGATGCTGGAATAGGATTTGTAACAGGATTAACCTGCTGTCGCGTAAATGAGCTACCTACTAAACCAAAGTTACCAGTGATTTTGCCTGTGGTCTGGATCGTCATTTCACCTGTATTCACTTGAATACCACGATAAATAAAGACTTGACCAATATCTTCAAAGACTTTTACCAAGGTAAGAGACTTACGTACTCCACCACCAAAACTTAAAGCATTTGCAGCCCAGTTATTGAAAGCGAGAACATTTAAGAATAAGTCAAAGGTACCTAGTGATAATTCAAACTCTAGTTGACCAGTTACTTCGGCTTCCGTTACAACAGCGCCTTGGCGAAAACGTGAATCAACTACTTCACTGCTATCTTCAGTAGTAACATTTTCAGTCAAACTATCAGTAACACGGCGAACGGTGTACCAGACTGGATTTGCAGGAGTTGTTCCTAAAACTGCTTCCTCACAAGCATATAATCGAATTTTTGCGCCTGAACTCATTTATGGTTCTCCAAAATTTAGGCAATAAAAAACCCGCTGTTTAAGCGGGTTATTAAAGTGTTTCGTCTGTTTCTGAGATTTCTGGCGGTTCCACGCCATTCATGGCTGCAGCAACTGCCTGAGATAAGTTAGTCGGCTGGAAATCCACTGGTGTTTCACTCAACGGCTCTTCAGGCTCTGGTTCAGGTTCTTCATGCAGACGGATATCAATCCAGCGGCCTTCTGGAATATCAAGTGGATTTTCGAGATCAGCTACAATGGCTGCCTTTTCCACATCAAACTTACGTTTATAAGTTTTAATAGAAAGATCACCATTTTCTAAGGTTGAATATTCAACTGCTACTACCGTATTACCATTGGCATCCTTAGGTACTTCGATGTACCAGCCTTCCTGAGCAAAACCTAATGAGCCTTTCACTAAGTAATCACCAGTACCCAACTTATCGAAAGTGATTGGTTGCTTAGCTGCATCGTTATTTAGCTCAATATGACTTTGGAAAAGCTTAACGACTGGCGAAGCGGCTTTAATAAAGCCTGAACCATCCACGGTTGTATTGTGTTCACCTCTTAGTGCATACCATGGTGAATAAGAATCTTGGTAACTATGTCGCCTAAATCCGATATAAGTAGACGAAGTTCCAACACTGATTTGTGCCGCATGTTCGCTTGCACTGGCAATGTTTAGTCCAAGAATATACTGTGCAAAAATACCGGGATAATCTCCTGCAGCCGAAGCATTTGCCCCAGTATTCTGTAAACCGATAAAACTACCTCGGGAATCTAAGGTTGATAACGCGACATTGGTCAGTGCAAAGTTAGCGGCAAAACCATTATTCACGATACGCTGGTATTCTGCGCTACTGGCATCCAGTAATCGCTTCCATGGCGTCCAGTTGGTTAAATCTGAGGTAGAGCGAAACCAGATCCGGCCGCTTGATGCGGAAATATACACCTGATTACGGTAATTATTAGTTCCAGCAACGTTCAATACTAACAATGACCCTACAACACCAGCCTCTGGAAAGTTTAAAGCAAGAGTTGCACTGACAAATGTGTCATTGCCATAGAACCCCACGGTGGTCATATTATTGAGATCATTTCCATTAACATCAGTATTCCGTAGCGGCTTTCCTAAACCAAAATCGCCTACACGGAGTACCCGTCCAATCGTATCATCGGAAAATGAAGTCGTTAGGTTTGCAGCTGCAGCCGTTCCAGCCCCCTGAACTTGTGAAAGCTGTGGGCTTAAGTTTGGAATACCCGAAGCAAAAGGCAACATGAACTGCCGTTTACCCTGCGAAGCGTTATAAGGGAACGGCCGATGATCCCAATTAAATTTAAATACAAGATTTGCCATTATGCTGTTACCCCATCAATCACTTGGAAAATCAAAGTATCTGTATGCTGGGTAACTCCATTCACGACAGCCTTAATATCCATCTGGCACAGACCTAAAGGCCAAGCTGCTGTACTTGCACCTGATTTCACATTCAGCCACCCCTTTTGAGTACTCTGATTTAATACTGCACAAGTCAAGGTTGCTACGGCGGTTCCATCCAAAGTTTTAACTTGAGAAGTAAAGGTATATCCCGTTAAATCAATCGCTCGACGCACATCATTGGCTGGATATTGCAGCGCGTCATCCATATCAACGAGCTGCAAATTTAAGTTGAATGTGTCACCACGCTTAAAAACAAAATTGCTCATAAGTGATTCCTATAGACATAAAAAAACCACCGATGAGGTGGTAGTGAATAAGGCATAAAAAAAACCGCTTCTTAGCGGTCATTTAATTAAAGTAATTTAAGGTTTGTAATCTAAATCAACACTTACTCCAGTAACTACATTATGTTTAGTTCCACCAAGACTATTCACATTGGCCAAACGTATATTCACATCGGAAACACATAGCTTGTTTTCGCTTTGCCACTTCTTAAGTTCAACAGACATAACATCTTCAAGATGTCTTTCCAGTTCTTGCCGTTTAATTTCGATTTCTTCTAAAGTCAGCATACATGACATATCAATTCACCTTAAACCCAATGCTCACATTATACTGAATGAAGTCAGCATCTTGCCCGACAAAAATTGATTGTCCTTCTAAACATTCTAGATGATCGATTGAGTAATATTCAAAATGGGCAAGCCAAGCATCACACAGTTTTGTGATTTCCATTATTCCTGAATTGGGACGTGAAAAGCATTGAATCATGATATTACCGGTACGGCGTGTACAAGGACTATCAGCAATGCCTGAAATAAAGCTCGGCCCACCTGCAATCGTTAAACGGCACCATAAACCTTCTTTAGGCACCGTAAAGCCTGGTGCATTTGGATACTGAATCCGTTCCTGAGCAATACCCGTAAAGCTTTGCATGCGATCAATAATAGCTTGCCTTGTCTGCTCTAAAGTCATTGCCATTTTAGCCACCGTACTTTTGAGAAATAAAGTTAAACGTGAGGCCATAAATACCTTGTGGCGCTTGATCAGACCAGCCGTTTTCTAAGCGTTCAGCATATGGCTTATTGTTTTGTATGTAGACCAAATTACCCAGCTTAAACTTAACGGCTTGAAGAGCTGCATCCTGCACCGCATTAGTTTCAGGTCCACGTACACCATAGTCACCAGATCCAATTGAGACGATATGAGAAGCACGATAAGCGCCAGTATCAACAGGACTTGAAACAACTAAAGATTGAACAGCATCCATTGTAATTTTCTTTACCTTTTCCTCTGCCGTTTTAGCCACATCAAAACTAAAATCAGTTGGCTTTTTCCCCTTCCATCCCATAAATTTCCCCATAAAAAAACCGCCAAAATGGCGGTTATATCTCAATCAGGTTTCACTTCAGCCAATAGCTTCCCTAGCTTTTCAGCAAGATCATTCATATCTGGAACGTTACCACTCTTCAGATCACTCATAAATTCATTGATAGCATTTAGTAAAGCAAATTGAAGAAAACGTGTAGTATTAACTACAAAATAATCGGGTGAGTTAAATTCTGTATTCACGTCATTTAGATGATTTAAATTATCCACAAACCATAGTTGCCGAGAAACTTTCTTATTAACTATATCTCGTGAAATAGAAGAATGATTATGAAGCATACCATTTCGTGATGCCCAAATTTCTTCTGCAGTTATTTCTGGATAATGTTTAATAAAATACTTATTCAACCAATTTTTAAAATAAATATTTACTTGGGTTTCTGAAACACTAATTAACCATGCTAATTGATCAATGAGAATATATGTACAATATTTAGCTTGAGAGAAACATCTATTTTTATATAAAAGCTTTATTCCATTTAAAGATTCTTGGATATGACTTTCTAGATTATCTAAATTAGGTTGTTTTGACATATTTACTCTACGTTATTAGAAATTTACAAATATAAAATACCAAATAACTATAAAAAATGAATCAAACTTTTCTCAACTGGCATTTCCAAATAGTTGAGGCAGGGTCTTGCTGTATATGAATAACTCGAAATGAGCCTAAGGCTGTTAGCCATTCATCTTCAATTTTAGGTGTCATGGACACTTCATTTTGAAGCACGGTAGCCTTCTTATCTGTGGCAAGTACTCCAAGCGTCTGAATCTCATATTGACTGTATGAGCCAAACAGAACACCACGGCCAGAATAATTTTCTTTAACTTCAACATGAGTTTCAGTTTTAGGATCCCAATTTGTTTTTGATATCCGCTCACATGTAAAGGTATGAACGGCGTCCGATAAATCTTCATTAAATGCTTCGGCAATATCTGCCTGAATTTCGTCACGTAAGCCCATATCATGCCCTGTAAAGTGGAATGCCAAAGCCATTAAAACTTGCATTTGGATCTTTCAAATCAAGTGAATCAATAAAATCAATTGCTATCTGTTCAAAGCTAGAGATTGCTTCAGATCCGTCTTGATATTCTTTTTCTGACTCAACAGAATCAGCTTTAACTTTCTTACGCTTCAACTGCTGGTCTTTGCCGTTATAAATTACTTTGGCCAGAATTCCTTTGATAATTTCACATGCAGCATCTTTAAGAAGTGGATCAATTGGATCTGGTACAAAACCAATCCGTTTTTTCATCCAGACATTTGCCAGTTGAACCAGACGAGCTTTATCACTGTCTGGTGCAAAATCGCTGCCCAAAAATGAATTTGCGTCATCTACAGTAATAAAGCTCATTGCATTATTCCTTCGAGATTAATTTAAGGAGTTCTGCTTTTGTTGCAGATGGCTTGTAGCCAATGTTTTTACTAGCCAAATACTCTTTTAATTGATCATTTGACCAATTTTCAAAATCATTAGCTGCTGTTTCTGTAGCTGGATTTTCTGCCGCTTTTCCAGCCTCCAATTCAGCAATACGTGCTTGCATTGCTGGAATATCATTTTTAAATGCGTCAAATTCAGTTTTTAAACCGACCACTTGAGCTTCAGCATCTTTGAGAGCTTTATCTGCTAAGACTGCCGCATCTTTTAAGCGTGAATTCTCAGATAACAATTCTGACTGGTTACCACCAGCCTGCTCTAAGATTGCAACTTTCTGTTTAAGCTGAGTGTTTTCTTCAACTACCTTTTCACATTCAGCCTTTGCATCATCAATCACAGCTTGAAGTTCAGGTGTAATTCCTACAGCTAAATTTACAGTTGCCAATGCTCCAGAAGCATTTTTATAGTGACTTGGCACATCACCACCATATTCATCTGCCACCTCAATAGATGTGTCTGCAGCAGCTAAACGAGCATTTCGTAATACCCAGCCATCACCCTGTAGCTTATTCACATTTGATGCAGAGAAATCATTAGTAAAATAGATTTTTTTTGACTTTGCTTTCATTTCATCTTTCCAAAGAAAAAGCCCCTAAAAAGGGGCTATGAAATTATTTAGATTTAACCAGAACGCCTGCGGTGTCTTTAATTGAACTTGCAATCAAATCCCAGTTCGTAGGTGTGCCAATTGACGCATCATTAGGGGATTTACCACCATTAGCCATATCCCAAGCGTAACCTTTGACACCAACACCATAAGTCCATTCGGCTTGATAAGTATATTTGAGGTTCTCACCACCAGTAGTTGGTACCAATTCAGCATTAAAGTCTTTGTTATCTTTGATAACGATAGCTTCTTCAACTAAACCTAATGAGTTGTAATATGTTGTACCAGCATTATCACCCACTAAAGCCGGTGAATCTGTAATTACAAATACACGGCCAAATGGGTCACGAATAACGTTCACACCATCATAATGGAATAAACGTTCAGTGTTGGCCAAAGCATTATCGTAAAGGTTGTGAATAGTTGTTGAATGAACAATCCAAGAACGTAAAGCCCCTGAACGATCACCCATGCGGCCAGCACCTCGATTTAACAAACGGAAGCTTGGATCTGCAGTTCCATCCCCTTCCACTGCAACCGTATTACCAGAAATTGCTGAAACAGTACCAAGAATACCAGCATTTAACATATCAGCAATTTTAGCTTTACCTAGTTGCTCACCAATAGTTAATGCTGCTAATTCAGGGTTTTGAAGGATCCAATGATATTGCTGAACTTCATATTCAATAGGTGGTGTACCTGCAGCAACCTTCACTGCTACATCGAGCATTTGTTCAAGCCGCTTAGATGCTACGGTTCCACTTCCATATGCATTACGACGGCGTACAAGTCCTTGAATAGCCTTAAAAGATGCCTTTAAGTCAAAGTCACCATTAAATGGCTCATTAAGAAGTACGATAGTACCTTGTGAAGCTTCATTAAACTTATTAACGTCCTGAGAAACTGTTTCAGTCATTGAAACATAAGTTTGTTTATTAAATACCTGTAAATCAAAAGGCATGGGAAATATCTCCTAAATTAATTCTGTTCGCCGACGTGTTTGAGGTATGCAATTTTTTCAGCATCTGTTTTGCAATCAGCTAATGATTTGGCAGTTGCACCGCCTTGGCCGCCTTTCCCTTGAAAACCGCCCCCGCTAGCTTGGCTTGGTTTGAGAATTGAATCTTTAAACTGATATCCACTGATCAAGCTTTCTAATGCCTCATCGAAATCAGCCACTTCACCAGGTCGAACGCGTGAAAAGATTTTTTGACCATCTGCCCCGTATGCGATGACTTTGCCCTCTTCGATTTTGAAGTTTTTACCGAATTGAGCTTGGATCATGTCAGCCGGTACAGAGAGGTTTTCTTGAATGTACTTAGAACGAGCAAAGCCACCTCCAATAAGTTCGTTATGCAGTTGGGCTTGATATTCATCACGCTCCTTAACGATAGGCGCGTATTTTTCTTCTACAGCTTTAATGGCTTCCGCTTTAACCTTTTCGACTTCACCTGCATCAACAAGTTTCTTATCATCAAAGTTTTTTAAAGTTTCGATTGCCTTCTTGGCCGCAGCCGGATCATCAATCCCTTCAAATGCTTTTAAACTTGCTTCCGCTTGTTCTTTAGCTAGACGATGGTTTTTAGCCTCAGTCCCCAGCTCATCAATTTTTGAAATCGCACGTGGTGCATCAAAACCGACTTCCTTTCCATCATCATGAATATAAACAGGATGGCCCTGTTCATTGATTACTGCGTAAGACTTACCTTCAATAGTTACTGTTTTAAGTTTCATAGGTTTCCACCTTTAGTTATTGAGTTTCCACTCGTTACGCTGTTTGCTTCCGCTTTCAGCAGGCAATAAAAAAGCGCCCTTTAGGACGCTTAATTTCGATTAAAAACTTAGAAATTTGTTGCAAATAAACGGTAGCCTTCTAGCTCCCAAAGTTTATTTTCGGCTGACTTTTCTGCATTTCCACGAGCCATACGCTCACCAATTTCAGCATCAAAGTTTTCAGCATTCACACATGCACTAAAACCCGTTGCTAGAAAAAACTTTCCATCTAAAAATGCATGGACAAAAGTTGATGTTGTGCCTCCGGGGCGTTGCTCAACCGTATATGTAACACGCTCCATTAATGCATCAATTTGCGCTTTAGTTACTCGGGGTGCCACAGACTTTTCAGCTAGTTCTTGCTCTGTTACTTCTTTGATCATTTTCTTCTCACAAAAAAAGCACCCGATGGTGCTATGGTTTGAATTAGGTTTAATGCGGAATCTGTGCTTTGGGCTGTTTAAAGTTATATCCTAAAATAGCCATATATCTTGGAATCAATCTCCTTACAAATGGCACAACAATAAGATTTGTACTTAGGATGTATTGTGCTTGAGTCATAGTTACTTTTTTCACAATCCCAACTCCTTAAAAGTTTGCTCATCCAACTTTCGAAGTTGGTCTAATGTGTACAATCGTCCTTCAGGATCGAAGAACTTTTCAAAATCAAACTTTCCTTCCTTATAGAGCTTGTAACGTTTCGGCCCTAACCATTCTCTTTGAAAGAATTCATCAGTCTTTTTGAAGAACTCTTTAAATGTAGTGTTGGCATCTAGCTGCCCTATTAATTGGCTTCGCTCATCTTTTGGAATGTCCTTCACTCTTCGCTCATCCATCACATACGGGCGTTCTCCAACTAGCTCCCCGTCCTTCTCAACTGGTACGAGAATGCTGCGGCAATTAGGATGTAACGGCGGTACACGCTTTGCAGGATCATTAATCGCCCACACTGAACCATCTAATGAAGCGCAAAGCTTAGAAGTTCGGCCATCTAAAACGCTAACAAATCGGACATATTCAAAGCCAATTTGGTTAAAGCTATTTAGATAGGCTTGATTGGCTACATGGCTCCGTACAGTTCTTACGGTACGTTCAATATCCGTCTTGGTACCGTTTAAAATGCCATCCTCATAATTCAGCCGTTTGGTACCACGAATGCGCTGAACAATTTCTTGGTTAGTTTTGCCTGAATTAATACCATCTCGAATTGCATACTCAACCTTTTGACGGGCACTTTCAGCAATTCTTGAAAGCAGATCATCGACAAGAGCGCCACCTGCCAACGGAACTTTTTTAGCGGATAAAAATAGTTTTCCCCCATCAGGCTTATTAATCTTTGCTCCATAGAGCTTAGCTACGTAATTGGCCTCATAAACAGCCAGTGCCGTAGCTGAAACGGCAAAAGCTTCAGGTAATGCTAAATTAACACTAGCAAACCACTGGGCAATCAAATCTTTAATTTCCCTGAGATTTGAAGTTGTATATTTACCACCTGCTAAAGCAACTTTCTCCGACTCATTAAGCTCATCCAATAAATCCCGAAGCTTAGATAGCATCTTGCTCGTATCATCATTGAATAAAGCCAATAGCTCATTTACCGTATTTGATGAAGCACGATAAAGGTAGGCCTGGTGCTGAGTGAGTGCTTCAAATAGTTTTTTGATATCTGTTGCCATCTCACTCTACCTTTGATTTAAAGTTCCATCTTGCTCTGCTTCGACATTCTGTAGCTCGTCTTCATATTTTTGTTTAGGGAACATACCTGTTTGGTTGTATTCCCACCACGATTTAAATGAAGATCGGCCTTGTAGAGCTGCTTCAAATAACTGTCGAGCTAACTCAGCTAAATAACCCTGTTTGTTAAATTCTTGACTGATTTCGAACATCAAGTCATCTTTATTAAGCGCATCAACATTAGCTATTACGTATTTGGCACACCATCGCAAAGCCATAGACAAGGCTTCATTCATGTTCACGACACATAGCGATAAAACGGAATGCTGAACAGCATCATCATTGTTAGCTTCTGTGGCTGTTTTAGCAGCAGAACCCTTTTCAATTAAGCGTGCGCCTAATTCTTTCATTTGATTCCACTTATCTTTCATTGCTTCACGTGACAGAGTATTAGGATTTGCTTGTTCAATGCCGAGTTTGCCATTTTCAGGCAATGGTAAAAGCACCTTCGCTCCAACGTAAATGCCTCGAGCTTTTGCCTCATCGAACCATTGCCAGTTCACACCGCTAACATAGTATTGAGGTTGCCCCATATAAAAAACGGACTCTTGAAAGTCCGCACTGTCACGATAATGAGCTAAATTTAGATTAGCTAATGCGAGTAATGGAGGTTTCTTAATTTCTTCAGAATTATCTACCGCGCCGACAAAAGTAAATGGAATATAAGACCAAGTTCTACCGCTATGATCAGTTGGAAACTTTTTAGGCCCTCCTTCATATTCGCCCTTGTCGTTTTTGGTATATATCTGAACAGAGTAAGCAAATTCACCGTTTTCATCTGGCTCTAAACGCAAAACCCTGAATTGTTCACGATCCTCTTTACTAAATCCGTCACTTCCACGGGTAGAAACAACTTCACGTATGACAACTAAGCAGAGTTTTTTCTGGTTCCCAACCATCATTGTATCCCAGTTAATTACATCAACGGCATTCAATAAATGAATCATCGGATAAGAGTTTTGCTCTTTGTGTTCCTTTAAATTTCTAGCCGGAATTACGTCTGGATAATCCACATATAGAGCGCAACGATAGTGCTTCAATAAATGCCGGATACCAGTCTGAGCCAACTGATAAGCACTTAATCCTGCACCATTAGCATTTCGCTCTAAATGCTCCAGTTCAGGTGTAAACTTAAAGCTTGGATCCGTTGCAAATGCTGCACCTACCAAACTATTTAATGTGGTCCCTGTTACCTCATAAAACACTGCACGAGTTAGATAAGCAGCGTAAGCAGCATCATTTTCTGGTGTTTTGTCATGTGCGTTAGGTTTCGGTAAGTACTTCTCACGCTGTTCTTTTACAGCGTCTTCACCATCACACACATCATCAATTTTTTGCCAGAGTCCTACGTTTTTAACATACTCTGCATGCTTAAAAGTTACGTCACTCATCGAGCAAATCCCATTTTGGCAAAGAAGGTCTCAAAACCTTCATGTAATTCATTAAACGCATCTGAAGCTGCATCCACTTGGTCGTCATGTGTGCCATTAGGAAAATGACGAAGCTCATCAATAAAATCCTTATTCCATTCACCTTTGAGCATTCGTACATTTCCTACGTTAACTTGGGCCGCAAATGGTTGTGCACGTGTAAGCTTGTCACCTGAAATTGGCTTAGCTATCACGCTATAACCCGCAAGAAGCTTCACAAATGAACTAGCTTGCGATTTGCCTGCTTGACCGGGGTCTTGTGGTAAACGCACAGAAACTTTTTTCCCATCTAGCTTTGCTGTTTGTTCTAAACGCTTATTCACATTGTCTGGACCAAGCTGTCCTCTTGTAACATCGACAATGTAAGTAAAACCATCTGCGCCTAGAGCTTCTCGCACACCTACTGTAAAGTCGCCTTCATTTTCGGTTGCCCCAAAGTCCCAAGCCCTAACTTGTTTCAATACATCTGCAGGCAAAGCCTCAACAATTTGAATATTGTCAGGCTTAAAAAAACCGCCTGCTGGCGGTGATGGCATTTGTCGGTACTGCCCGGCAAATACATACGGTGCCGCTTGCTCCATTAGTCTCAATTTTTGAATATTGTGTTTTGCTGGCCATAGTGCCGATCCGTCTTCCTGAATAGCTGAAAGACATAGATGCTCCCACACTTCACCGTTACCACCAGCTACAGGAACGCCGTCTTTTCTATCACCTAGCAACCATCCAGCTAAATCATCTTCATGAAGTCGCTGCATAATCACAATGATCGGCGTATCTGGCGAGTTAGTACGCGATTCGAGTGTGTTCTGAAACCAATCAATTACCCCTTCTCGAATAGTTTTTGATGAAGCTTCATGTGCTTTATGTGGGTCATCAATAATAATGCAGCCACCAAAGCCTTTACGAAGTTTTCCTGCACCAAAACCAGTAATCGTACCGCCTGTACCTGTCGCATAGCAGACACCGCCTTGAGAAGTTCTCCAGAAGTCTTTAGCCTTACTATCATCACGCAATGTAAGCTCAGGAAAGACTTTTCTATACGCCTCTTCTTGCACAAGGGTTCGTATTTGGAAGGCATTATTTGCGGCAAGCATTGCCGAGTAACTGATATGAATAAACTCACAGTCTGGATTCTTACCAAAACACCAAGCCATAAAATTAATTACAGCAATTTCAGTTTTAGAATATCGTGGTGGAACGTTAATAATTAACCGCTTTATCTCTCCGCGATAAACTTTCATTAAAGCTTCGCAGATTTCTAAGTGGTGCCAATTTTGCATCCATTTATAACCACGGCGCTCCTTAAACATGTACCTTGTGAAGAAATATAAATCTTCTTGCGCCTCGATCCGGATGGCTTTATCCCGAGCCGCATCAGTACTCATCTAAGACTTCCCTCCGCGCTTTTAAGTAATCTTCCATTGGAACTGGAATTTCTGAATTAACTGTTTGGACTGGTCCGCCGTCTTTGCCTGTAATTTCTTGGCGATTAGTAAATTGACCACCAATGTCTTTAGCGGCTTGCTCAAGAATTTTTAAGGCTGTTTTGACGTTTCTAGTCTTCTCAAGTTGTCTTTGGTATTGCTTCAATCGGTAGTACTTATTAGCAATTGGAATATCAATTAAGCCTTTATCAAACTCATCTCTGGTTTTTTCAAATAGTTCGACATACTTTTTGCTTAAGTTCTTACCAGCAACCTTTGTAGGGTCATAAGTTGCAACTTGAACACGATCTATATCAACGCCAAACTCTTGTTTTACGAGTTCAGCCACTTCTTGAGGTGTATCACGACAAGCAAGAGACTGAACTATAAAGATTTTCACAGGCTCTTTTAGTGTCGCCATAACTTCCTCATCGTATAACTACGTATAACAAAATGGGCAAAAAAAAGAGCCATTAGGCTCAATTGATTACACAGTTTCCGCAGCATTTTGAAATATCAAGATTCGAAACAAACGGCGGATTCTTTGCGACTTCAATAAGTCGCTTAACATTTTTGCTTGGGCCATAACGTTTAACTACGCCAATAAACTCTTCAACGTCATGACCTGCAAGATAGTGCTTAGGAAGACCAGAACTATCGCTATAAACAATTTCTCCGTCCTCGTCTCTCATCACTCCAATGTGATAAAGCTCATGTTCAAGCAAGTAACAGAACTCTGTATCATTTGCACGCTCACAAAAAGAAGCGTCGACAGTTATTAAGTAAGTTGGCACAAAGCCGAACCAGTCTCGCATCTGTTGCTCTTGTCGAGCTTTACGCCAGCCACCGACATTGAACATGACTTTTTCGCACTGGCCCAACACCATAGCTTGCTTGCTTTTATATGCAGAAGAGGCCCACGCGAATGCTAAAAATTCTTCATTATCGTGAAGCAGTTCACCTATGTGATCATGATCGGGGTTATAAAGAGGTCCACCAATAGTTAAGTAATTAGCAACAACCCATTTTTTTAGATCTGGTGCTGGTGTTAGTCTAATTGCTTCTTCTTCATCTGCTTGATCAATAAAATCAGTCGGTGGAAATGGTCTTATTTGCTCCATCTTCAATTCTCGCTAATTCACTTTTTATCCAGTTGATGACATATCCCGACAAAATAGAATCTGGATGAAAGCGCTCTATTTTATAACCCATCTCTTCAGCTTGATCATATCGATCAAGACTCCATGCTTTATTTGCCAGCTTTCCACCACGTCCACCAGACCAGGGCCCACCCTCAATTTCAATGAGCAAACGCAATTTCACAATATGAAAATCAAAGCGCCAGTGTTTGGTATGGATCGGCTGAAACTTACTTTCAAAACCAATGGCCAACTCGATTAATTCTTCTTTTAGAGTTGCTTCGGCCTCTAAATAGTTTTGCTTGGCTTTTGGTAATGGTGTGCTCTTTGGCTTGGGTTTTCTTTCTTTTTTCCTGGTGAGCATATAGTACTTTTTAGGATCCATCGCACCACCAATATTTATAAGAAGCCCTCTGGCTTATTGTTGAGACGAGCAATTAATTTACTTTGCTTTTCAATGGCCAAAAAAAATCGCTCATCTATGTGAGCGATCTGTTCTGCTGTTAAGTCTTTTGTATTGCAGCTTCCTAAATGATTTAACTCTACTTGGAGCTGTCTAATCTCATGCGTAATTTTTTGAAATTCAGTCATACATACTCCAAAAAGAAAAAGCCCCGCCAATAACTAGTATGTAGCGGGGCCGTTTGCGCCGTAATCCGTCCGGCTAAAAGAGAGGTGTGCTTATAAAACACCCCTCACGAGATTAAAAATCTTATTTGCGTGTATTCCACTGGCGAATAGCATAATTAACAATTGATCTTTCTTCATAAACAGTGTCGTAATGAAAATTTTCATCCCAAGCGATCATCGCCCAAGCACTAGGGCCTTTTGATCCACAATCATGACACCATGTGAAAGCATCCCACGCTATAGAGCCGTCTTCATCTGGTTTTCCATAATGTGAAGAATCCGTACAAATTGAATCAGATCCACAAAATGGGCAATTCAAAGGTTTTTCATCTGGCCGTAATTCTGGTTTTTCTTGGTCAGCATGCCAGGTGTTTTCCATTTTCAATGCTCTAGATACGCAAAAAGCCCACTAAAATTAGTGAGCTTTTATTAAGTTTTTCAGGCGATCCATGTATAAAGCGCCCATTTTAGAAATACTTATACTCAACCGTTCTGTTTAAGTCAAGCTAATGATATTTCTTCAGGTTCAAAATGAAACGATCTAGCCAGGCTAGTTCTAATGGTGTTTTCCCAATTTTCGATACATGCTTCAGCAATTAATTCATATGGTTCATATCGCTCAGAATAACCAGACTTAGACACTTTTAATTTTGCGATCGTAATTTTTTCATGCAATGTATATGGGCGTTTCCCCGTACCACTGCATTTATCACAAAACTTAGATCCGCTTGGATATCCCTTTTCATTAAATAACTCCAATTTGCCTAATCCCTGGCAATGGCCACACATTGCCTTTGTAAATAATCGCCCACGCAAAACAACCTCAGCAATACCTTTGGCCACATTTGATAAATCGCCCTGACAATTATTTGGCTTAAAGTTCTTTTTGATCATTTCACGATGGATCTTACCCGCTAGTACGTTTCTAACGCGGAAAAAATCAGCTGAGTTAATCTCCCCTTTTTTTATTTCAACTTTACCCGGTATTTCACCAATACGCTTTTTTGATTCCTTACCATTAATTATCCTGGTCTCATAAATTTTCTTTGTTTCTGTGATTTCTGCAATGCGCTCAAAATCAATACGTTCAAGCAGTAATTCTGCCCATTTTTTTGCACCTGCAGGCAATAAGGCAATTTCTCCCAAAACAACATGCTTAGTAATTTTCCCTTTACCTTCGCTTTGAGCAATAGCAAGGCGAAGTAACTCAATAAAATCAAACTTTTCAACCAACATAATCGCCTTCCTATTTACCCTTAATTAATAATTCAATTTGCTTTAATGCCATACCGGACTTAACTTGCTCTGTACTGAACCGTAAAACTGTAAAACCCATCATTGCTGCGGAGTTGTATTTCTCCATATCCCCTAAATAGCCCTTGCCTCTTGTGTGACGGCCTCCGCTCCAGATCCCGCCTTCTACCTCAATCAAAATCTTTGAACCCTTTATTAAAAAATCTGCTCTCCATTTGCGTTCAGGATGGAACTTATATTCCTGTTCAAATCCAATCTTGCATGCTCTTAAATGCGTTGCCAGAACCACTTCACCCACACTTGGTTGTCTGGCAACTTGCTTTGCTGAACGGCGCTTTTTATTTTTCTTTATGGGAAATAACTTGCGGTATTCAGCAATGCTGACTGATGACATCAAGCACCACCTTTGAGCACTTGCTCTATAGCTTTAAGGGTTCGAATCATTGCCATTTGTAGAAATTCATGATTGCCGCGCATGTCTTCTTCAACATACTGCAAAGCATATTGAGTCTCTTTTAATGCCCCATCTAAACGCTTTTGCAGCTCCTCCACTTTCGCTTGTTGTTCTTTTTGAATCTCCCAAGCCCACTTTCCAGATTTACCCTCAAACTCACTCATGGCTGGCTCCTTTTTCTGCATCACACATTTCACATTTATCTATATGCCCCCACCCATCATCTCGAATGAAGCCAAACCCCTTACAAGCCTTACATTTGACTTTCTTTTTCTCACCCACCAAGAAATATCGATCTTTCTGGTTGTAGGTAATATCAATAGAACCTGAGTAATAGCGCCTTAACGCCCCATCAATATGAAATTCGTGTGGACCTACACAAAACATCCACCCCGAATCCCCGCCGCACTTTGTAAACCTTGTGAAATATGCTTCTCTCCATTTCACATAACGGCCAGACAGATGAGGAGTCAACAATTCAATTAAACGTGCTCTAAGCATCTCCATGCTTGCTGACATATCTCCATAGTGATATTCAAGATCGTAGCTATACTCGCCTGTGTTATATCTAGTTGGCATGAGATTCACCGCCTCCGTATATTGATTCGTGGTCGCGGATAGCAGTCATCACACGCTTAATTGAAATGGAACCATCTGGAATGAAGTCGCAAAAATCATCAAGAAAGCTCAATCTCCCATTTCCCACCATGCGAACATGCGTGTAACCAACATGCTTATCTGTCGTAATGAATGCAGGCGTTAGCTTCTCAACTCCACCTAAATCGTTGATGATTTTCAAAGACTCCACCAGACGTTTAAGCTCAACCAAATCTACAAAATACTTCTCACGATCTGCTGGGCTGATTTCTACACTTTGACCACATTGGAACTCATAACCCTCGTTCCATTCAGTTGCGTTATCGGGTGCTGAATCTACGATTTCCTTCGCGTATTGCAGTCCTTTATCTCTAATCAATTTAGTTGCTTTCATGGCTGGCTCCTTTCTCATCAAGCTCTTTACGCGCCAACCACCACAAAACCACCGCACCGCAAAGTACTGCTGTTACACACGAAATGAGTAAGCCACAGCTTAAAATCTCGAATTTAGTCATGATCCTGCCCCACCAAAACGCAAGTCATCCCAGTCACATTCAACTACTGTCAAACCGTCATGTTGAAACCGAGACCATAAACGGTCCCCTAAGTTTTCCTTCAAACCTTGCGCCTTTTCTGTAGACTCAAGCGTCATGTTGGAAATTAAAACTGTCGGCTTTTTTTCGTCATAACGTGCATATAAAACTTTATGAACGAGCTGCAATCGACTCTCGTGTTGGTCGTGCAAACCATATTCATCCAATATCAATAAATCACAGTCCGTGAAGCGAAAAATTGCATTTGCTTCATTGTCATCAGGCTTTGTCCATGCAGTGGCAATTTCATTTGCCATGTCTTCTGAGGTGACGTAACGAACATAACTCCGCTTGTCTAAAACGTTACGAGCAATAGCACATGCAAGATGGGTTTTTCCTGTTCCTGTGCGCCCAACCATAATCAGATTGCGCTTCTTCCCTGAATTAAAATCTTGAACAAATTTATGGCAAGCAGCTTTAGCCTCTTTCTGTGGATCGATACTCACCATATAATTTTTAAATCCGCTTTCCTTGTGGCGCTCAGGGAGTTTTGCTCCGGCAAAATGTTTCTCGCGTACCATGAGGTTGACTTGGTGTGCGTGTTCAATTTGTGATTTCACATACGCTTCATTTGCACATGTTTGGCAAACTGGACGACCAATTAGTAAAACCATTAACTCATTGTGTTTAGGGCAAAACTGATTAGTTTGTACCAGCTCAGTTTTGAATTGTTTGCTCAATGCATTCATAGCATCTCCCCTACATCGATATCATCTGTGGCTGGTGCATACTGTTTTGCATCACCCCAAGCACTGTTTACGTCTCTTGCTGGTGCAGTTTTCATTGGTGAGTTTTGTTTTTTAGGTCTTATCGACTTTGTGAATTCCTGAATTAACCAAGTTGCAAACTTTCGAGTTCGTTGGTTTTCCGTGAGATCAATTTTGTTTTCCCAGTGAGCATTGAAGTTGCCAAGATGAAATTCATAATTTGGCATTTTTAAAACCTGCTCTGCTTGTGCACCCACTTGTGAAGTCCTAAGAACATTCAGCAATAGTTCACGATTTGGTTTCCAAGACTCCTCGGCCGCTGAAAAATTTTCAACCGCGTTTTGTGTGTGAGTATTTTCTTGTTCCTGCTCCTGCTCCTGCTCCTGTTCCTGTTCCTGGCTTCGAAGGGGCTTTGAAGGGGCTTGTAAGGGGCTATCTATTTTGGCGTTTTCGCCACGCTTTTGAGTCATACAAAATGCTTGTGCATATTTATCGAAAAAGCTTGATAAATAAGGGCTTGACGGCAATGAATCATACTCTTTTTGCACGTTCTTACAGCGGTTATCGGCTGGCTTTAATGACTCAGCTACTTGAAAACGTGCCATCTCGTGCACCCAGACTGTCTCCGTGGCTTCGTCATAGCTACAAAACCCCGCTTCACAGGCTCTTTGAAGCCCCTTAGAAGCCCCTTCAAAGCCCAAGCCAGTTTCATGAGCAATATATAGAAGGGGTATGTAATACAAGCCAAGCATGTTCGCGTGAGGGCTTGTCATTAAATACATAGCGACAATTAAGCCTTCAGGTGTTTGACGAAGTTTTTTTCCCGTAGTTCCCGTCCAGAAATGTGGTGAGACTTTCCCATAGTCACGCATGGTTATTTATCTCCTTTGAAGGGGGTTCGAAGGGGCTTTGAAGGGGCTTGTAAGGGGCTATCTATTTTGGCGTTTTCGCCACGCTTTTGAGTCATACAAAATGCTTGTGCATATTTATCGAAAAAGCTTGATAAATAAGGGCTTGACGGCAATGAATCATACTCTTTTTGCACGTTCTTACAGCGGTTATCGGCTGGCTTTAATGACTCAGCTACTTGAAAACGTGCCATCTCGTGCACCCAGACTGTCTCCGTGGCTTCGTCATAGCTACAAAACCCCGCTTCACAGGCTCTTTGAAGCCCCTTAGAAGCCCCTTCAAAGCCCAAGCCAGTTTCATGAGCAATATATAGAAGGGGTATGTAATACAAGCCAAGCATGTTCGCGTGAGGGCTTGTCATTAAATACATAGCGACAATTAAGCCTTCAGGTGTTTGACGAAGTTTTTTTCCCGTAGTTCCCGTCCAGAAATGTGGTGAGACTTTCCCATAGTCACGCATGGTTATTTATCTCCTTTGAAGGGGGTTCGAAGGGGCTTTGAAGTGGTGATAATAATCATTACTTACCCCTTTCAAGCTTCACTAATCCGCGCATTTCCAACTGACGAATAATTCTTGGAGGAATAAATTCGTTGTTGATTTTGTAGCGAATGCGCGACTTTTCTTTCACCTGAATTAGTTTGTGCCCATCCTCCATGAGACGGCGAACTGCTATAGCCTGCCCCCCCCATATGGGTTAATTCTTCAAGTTGATAAAATCTTTCCTGAGCCTCAATTGCGGCATTCATAACTGAAAGCGGCATGGCTGCTAATTCTTTAGCCGAATAGATCTTTACTGGTTGTTCCAGTGGAATTACCACCTCTAGCGGTGTGGTGGAAACGGAAATATCCTGTTTTCTTCTTGCTGCATATCTCACTTTTCACCATCCTTTGGCTTAACATAGCCACCAAACGAATCAACCAAACACGCTTTGGTTAAGCTGGTTACAATCTGTTGTGCTAACCACTGCGTTATGCGAAATTGACGAGCCATAGCCTCTGAAAATTCAACCTTGGTTACCGCCGCATTATTTTCGTCATACCCCTTGTTTCGTAAATTTTGCTTTTTCACCTCAAATAGGTGGCCAAGTACTCGCAATGCAGGCTCATAGAAAGATTGGATTTCACTTTGCTGGCGAGAATCTTTGATTTGGTGTGTAAAGCTGTTCATGACACCTCCGCTAATGCTTGCTCAGCTTTTGTTAGGCGGCGTTTAGCGTTGAGCTCTGCTACTGTTGCTGTACGGATTTCTTTTGATGAAACCAGAATCAAATGATTCTCCGATTTGATAGTCCACAACCTAGTCAAAGTTTTGTTTTTAACTTCAAACAAATCATTTGATTTGAAAGTACGGCACTCTTTAGTAAGCACTACAACGTCACCCACTAAAAATTCTGGCTGGTTGCGTTCGGTTGTTTGATTTGATAAATTGTTTTGCATATTCATGGGTTCCTAAATTTGTGAATGCGAAACCACTCCTGTTACAGCAGGTAGTGGTTTTTTATTTGAATAAAATCCGCATGTATTCAGGTGAAGTGAATGCATGTGCTAAATAAACTCGCGTTGCTTCTGCAATTTCAGGTGAGCAATACACATCACTTTCTTGCACAACCTTCAAACCAATGGCTGTCAACAAAAAGCTAATAAACTCAATCTCAGTCCATCCATTTGATTTCTTTTCTGTTTTCATCCGTGAAAGGATGCTTGCATCGACATTTATCATCTCTGCTACTTGTCTTTGATTGCTAGCGTTAAGTGCTTGCAATATGAGCGATTCGTTATTGCTAGCGCTTGCAGGCAATTCATTTAATACTTTGCTCATGGTTTAGTTCCTAAGCGGTTAATGCTTGTAAATCGGCTTTAAGTTTGCCTTTGGTTTTGACTTGCAGGACTGCTTGAGTTCTGGCTGGTATACCGTTGTTTTCCCACTTCCAGAGGGTCACGGTTGAATATCCAGTTTTTTCAGACAACTCTTTCCGATTTTTGCAGCCGTGGTATGTCATGAGGTCACTAATTTTCATGGTTACACCAAGTTAACTATAGTTAATAAACCAAATTTACCACTTGTTAACCATAGTTTCAATAGATCGTATTAACATTAGTTAATGTTTTTGGAATATTTGTTATGTCTTTACACACTCGAATTAGGCAAAAACTTGAAGAAAAAAAATTAAGAGCCGCTGATTTAGCAAGAGCAACTAAAAAATCTCCTGTTGCAGCAAAGAAATGGCTAGATGGAACTAGCGTACCTACAGCAGAAAATTTGAAAGTCATTGCGAAATTTTTAGGTGTGAGTGACGATTGGTTGCTTTATGGTGGATCGGATGAACAAGAATCGAGTAACAATTTAGCTCAATTAAATGTTATTGATATTGAAGCATTTAAGCAGAAGTACAATATTCCAGATAGTGAAGATGCCGTTAAGTTTGTTCAAGCGCCAGCTAAGCCTTTCCCTATACAAAAAAGATATGTTCCAGTTAAAGCCTATTCAAAAATGGGAATGGATGGGTATTTCACAGATATGGGATACGATGGAAATGCTGGGGATGGCTATGTTCCAACTCATACAGCAGGTCCACGAGCCTATGGCATTAAAGGCACTGGCGACTCAATGTTTCCAGCAATTCGTAATGGCTGGTATGTTGTATGCGACCCTGATGCAGATCTTGTGCCGAATGAGTTTGTTCAGGTGTGCTTGAAGGATGGAAGATGCACAATTAAAGAATTTGTCGGCATCAATGGTGGGGTTTTAAGTTTGCTTTCTGTGAATGGTGGTGAGCGATTTTTCTTTGAAATGGACGAAGTTGAAAGTATTACCGCTATTACAGATATCGTGCCGCCAAGTCAGCACAGACAAGAACATCCTTATTCGCATTAATCACAGGAAGACTTATGGACAATTCAAAACGACCAATCAACCAGATTATTGCTCGCATCAATGATGCTGCGAAACATGGTGAAGCTTTGGTGCTAACAGCCGAAGAAGTGAAGATCCTCTCAAAGGACATTGGTGATAAAGTCTTTATTCCAGTCCTTACAAATGAACAAGTAGTGCAGTTGGTAAAAGAAGGAAAGCTTGGGCAGAAAATTAACAACACCAAAGATTAATAAGTTGTGAACCCGACACAGTACTTTAGAGCGATTCGGGAGGAGGAAATAATGAGTAAAACAGTAGTAAAAGACAAAACAGTACACTACAAAAAAGTAGATTTTCTAAAAGGCGCCAATCTAGGTCAATTACTAAAAGCACAATTGCTGGATAAGGATTCTTTTTACTATAAAGCCATAAATCGTCAACAATTTGTCTCCGCAACAAAAGATGATTTTATTCTAATTAATCATGCTAGTTCACACCAAAGCATGTTCTTTGGCGAGTTGATTATTGTTGAGTCAGGCAAAGCTCAGGCTGTATTAAAGATAGACAGTGATGATGCTACTGAATTTCCCATTAAAACCTATTTAACAGATGATCTGCCAGATGATGAAGATGGCGTTGACGCTACAGAGGTTGTAAGAAAAGAGTTTATTGATAGTGTTCTTTACTTTGGTGTTATTGATAACCATGTCGCAATCATTCAATCAAGATCACTTACCGCTAGAACCTTGGAGTCATATTTGGGCTGGCTTTTGGGTGAAGCAGCCAAAGCATTGCCAGAGAATAGTGCATTAATATTAAAAGATGCTCCAAATCCCACTGTTAAGCAAAAGCTTGAATCAACTCCAGCTAAAACTATTTCAATCTCATCTGGCATTGGGTCAACAGAACTTCAACCTGTTCATACTGTCGAATCAAGCATACCTGCGAAAATTGACTATAAAATTGAAGATAATGTGGTTGATGTGCTTAAGTCAGCTTTTGGAGTTGATTTAGAAAATTTAAAACTAGAGGATGGGCTTGATGACGCAAACCTAAAGTTAAAATTAACACTTACATACAACCGCAAAACCTCAAAAAGTGGGCAAAAAGTTATTGATACTGTAGCTTCATCCATGCGACATAATGATGATTATGTTATTACTCTTGAGGATGGGACCAAGGTTACGGCTGATAATCTAAAAATGAGCGGCAAGATTTCAGTTGAAACAATCAATAATAAAGTTTATAACGACGGCCTAAAAGTTCAATTGTATAATTGGATGACTACCAATATAAATTTTGGTGACTAATATGGCTAAACGCTACTTACCCTTCTACAATAATGCTAGATTTATCGCACTAGTGTTAGTCGGTCTGTTTGCTATATTTTCAATAATTTTTAAATATTTAGAGTTAAATATTACAATAAATCTGGTTCAATTTTCATTTGTACTGCTTCTCCCTTTAAGTCAAATTTATTTGGCTTATAAAGGTATGCTCGATGCATTAAAGCTTGATGGTTTAAATCAGTCAGAACGAGATAGGTTGACTTCAACTGTGGACATAAGAAGTAAGTCATCTTTATATGTGGCTATGCTTTTTATTATTCTTGTTTTTAGTATGTATATACTTAATTTATTAGGCTTACTTTCAGCTAAGCATCTTTTAGCTCTAATACTTTCTGTTGGACTCACCTCAATTTTTAGCTTCTTCTTAGCTTGGTCTGACTTAAGAGAAATCTCTTTGCTTGAAAAAACATTAAAAGATCGCAAAGAATCAAGAGAGGCAAAAGCAAAAGTATTGAGCAATAAGTAAAAAGCGATCCAATTCATCTAATCTACCCACCACCACGGTGGGTTTTCTTTTTTAATATATTCAAATTTTCCCTGATATTATGGGATTAAGACTTTGTGCCAACATTGATCTTAAATAACCATTAATATCGGAGAAAATATGAAAACTGAAATCATAGAAGCTCTAGCGTTAGAGCTTACTAAGGCAACCATTGCTGATACTGATCCTTCAACCATCAATATAAAAAGTGCTGATCTTTGGGTTAAAACCTACCAGGAATCACTGAAAGCGGTAGAAGAAGCTTTAAAAGAACTTAAGCCAAAGCCTAAAGCCACATCAAAACCCATTTCAGGAATGAGCTAACCCTGATTACTCACACTCTACTATACTTACCTTGCAGTTATTCTTGGTGGCAAAGTCATCAAGAATAGCTTTCAGCGCATACGCGTTCCGAAGCGTGCACTCTATTTTGAAAGCGGCTGTGCAATCACCAAAAAGAATCTTTTCAGCACGATCAACTTTTTCTTCTAGTTGATCAATATTACTTTCCTGAAGCAGTAGTTTCTCAACCATCTGCTTGCGCCATTCAAACATTTCTTCGCCTAGACTCATTTCTATCACCTTTGATAGTTGGGTTTTCTTTTGTCTATTAAAGCATGAATTATAGTTAATAAAAAGATTAACCATTGTTAACTTTTCTCTTGACTAAAAAATTAACCATAGTTAATATAAATCTCGTAGACAACAAAAAAGCACATCGACTCTCTTACCTTCCGATGTGCTTTTGCAAACTGCGAGATCAATTATGAACGTAAAAGCTACCCCTTTCAACTCATTTGCATTTGTCAGCATGGCTGCTCTTGCAATCTCTGGTGGTTCTTTAGTTGCTTGCCAATTGCAACCAGCTTTCCAAACAAAAGACGCACCTACTCTTTTTACACCTAAAACTCAACCAAGTACTTACAGCGTGTTAACCGCAAAAATCACAGGTAAGCATTCTGGAGTTGCTGTAATTAAATTAGATAGCTTCCGTTTAAACGTTAGCTTTGATTTTGAAGCTCATCCAGACAGCTACGGCGTTCCGGGTTCTGAATTCACCACTGTTGATATTACCCAACTCACAGTAAATGAAATCACTGACATTAATGGTAAGTCATATAACGATTTCACCGAATTTGAAGACATCCGCAACATCAATAGCCTTCTAAAAGGCTTCATCGAACGTAACAAGTTGGTGGAGGCAGCCTAATGAAAGATTACAACTGCCCTACTTGCAAGAAGATGATTCCTGTTGACCGTTCAAAAATCAAAGCTGGTGATGAGGTTTCATTTTGCAGAGTAACCCAATCTTCTAAATCTGCTCGTTTTTCTTCAAAAGAAGGAATTGTCGATTGCCGTGAAGGTGATGTGGTTTTAGTTAAATATCGCAAAGAAATTATTCCTTTAAATATTAAGGACGTCTCACCTGTAGATGCTCCTAGCCCGCTTACGTATGCCTTTGTTGGTGCATGCGAATGTAAGGAGGCTGAACATGTCTAATTTCAAAAAGCACCCTGACGGCTATAAGTCTTTTTTAGGTCGTGATGATAAAGGGCTGTATTCAGTTCGCATCGGCTGGCAAGTGTACGCATCTAATGCTAATGGCTCAGTTCTTTACAAAGTTAAAGACGGATTTAAGACGCCTTTAAATGTGTATAAGTTTCAAACCGACTATCCAAAAGTTTGGAATGAACTCACACAAGAAATCGACTTTCAACGCAGAAAGCAGCTCGCAATAAAACTGCGTGAAACAAACATTCCTACTTATGACCGCAAAGCATATAAGCAAAAACGCGGCTTCACCGGCTCTAGATGAGGATAAGAAAATGGCTCTACCGATTATTACTGCTGACCAAACTTTATTGGTTCAAGCAATTATTGTGTACCTATACGCGGATCCGGGTTTAGGTAAATCATCGATGGGCTTTACTGCGGAAAAAGCAATTTCTTTTGACTTTGACCGTGGTGCTCACCGTACTGGTGAATTACGTCGTGGTGCAGTCGTACAGGTACAACAATGGAGTGATGTAGCTAACCTTACTCCGCAGGACTTAGCACCATATAAAACCGTAGTCATTGATACCGTGGGTGCAATGCTTGAATGCATTAAAACCCATCTGTTACTTACGGCAAATAACCGTCAAAAAGATGGCTCTTTAAAGTTAAAGGCTCAAGGTTTAGCGAACCAAACGTTCAAGCAATACATCAATACTTTGATCAGTTTAGGTAAAGATGTTGTTTTCATTGCACACGCATCAGAAGATCAAAACGGTGATCAAATTATTTACCGCCCAGATCTAGGTGGTAAAAACCGTAACGAGCTTTACCGTATCGCAGATGTCATGGGTTATCTAACAACTGTTACTACTGGTGAAGGTAAAAATGCCCGCGTTATTAATTTCAAACCCTCACCTACACATCATGCGAAAAACTCAGGTGCTTTAGGTGGTGAAACTGGTGAAGTGTGGGTACCAGATCTTAAAGCACATCCCACTTTCTTGGCTGACCTGATTACTCAAGCTAAAGACCACATTAACACCTTAACGCCTGCACAACTTGCAGCAGCTAAAGCCCAAGAAGAGCTAGAAAACTGGAAACAAAGCTGTGAAGAAGCTGAGCATGCAGGTGACCTTAATCAATTAACTGAGTCGCTTGATAAAGAACACATGTATTACCAGAACATGCGACAAGCAATGTTAATGAGAGCTAAAGCATTGAATTGCACGTTTGATAAACAACGTGGCACTTGGATTAGTCCACCAGAATTTAACGGTATCTCAGATCAACAAAGAGACGAACTTCAAAACTTTATTGCTGAACGTGGCCTAGACGTAAAAACAGTATGTGAGCACTTAGGTATCGATGCCCTTATTCAAATTGAAGCAGCAAAACTTAAGGCAGTTAAACAAGACATTGAAACATTAGCTAAAACGGGGATGACAGCATGAATAATCTAATCACTGCAGCTGAAGCATTTGTAGCTCTTCAAAAAGGTAAAACTGTTCTTTGTCGTCCTATTGGAGACATGTTGGACTTTTCTGACTTAGATCAATTCCCCGCTTCTGTTTTTGGCAAACCGGGTTTTGAATTCTGCATCAAAATCGAAACTATTGAACTGGCTGGCATTACATTCACAAAGCCATTAACTATTGATGAGTATAAAGCGGGTCAGGATGTTTTTGTTATCAATACATATCTCCCTTCAATTTATATCATAGGATTTGAAACTGCTGCACTCATTGAAGCTATTAAAAGAGGATTTGTTCAACGTGATGCAGAAAATGCCAAGCTTCAATTAAAAGCATTTTCAAAAGCACTCGGTTTTGAAATTAATAATGATCTTAGCGTTGTTCGCCTTGGTGAAGAGCCCAAAAAACAGCGAGGCAAAAAATCAAAAGCAGAAAAGCCTAGCGACGTTATTTCTGCAGAAACTCAACCAACAATTGTTATTACCGAACAAACAAATGTCACCACATCTGAGGATCTGTTAGTTCCAGAAACTAACGAGCCTAAAGTAGATCCTGAATATCAGAAGGCATTAGATGCTCTTCTACAGCGTGTAAAAGAGTCAAAAACACCTGCAGAAGTAAATGCGGTTTATCGTTATACCCGCACATGGGATGACGAACAAATGAAGCCTATCCTTCTCGCCACTCACAAACGTCTTGAAGAGCTAGAAAAAGAAAAGGCATCTGCTAATGAGCCACCCTCTTTAATGGTTCAAATCCAAACTGCACCAGACCTTACAACGCTAGATGCTTTGGAAATAGACGTGGCTGCACGAGATCCGCAGATTCAACCGAAGCTAATGGGGTATGTGAGAAAACGCCGCTATGAATTAGAGAATCCTACACCTACTCAACAAGAATCTCCCCCTGATTATTTATTAGTGGACGGTTTCTAACATGAAAGATCAGTACAAGAAAGTGAGCCAAAAACACATGCTTGGTTTTATGTACTACTTGCAATTGCTGGGCTACGTAATAGTCCGGCAAGGCATGGATCAAGCAATGTTTCTAACCAAACATTATGCGGTACCAGTCGCTTGGCGCCGCATAACGATCGACTATCACAACCGGTTAAATAAACCCGCGCAGCAGCTTTATAAAGAGTTTGTTGAGTGGACTAAAGAAGAATATTTGAGGGCCTAATGATGTTTGATTTGAATAAGGAAAGAGAGGCTTTTCTGAATACCTTCCAATATTACAAAGGAAGAAGAGACATTATTTTTAGTCATGAGCATGAACTGTTTATGACTAGATCAAACAATCCTTCTGAAATTGCTCAGAAAGAAATAAGCAACATGAATAGCCGTTGGGATGCTTGGCTTAGATGTGCAAAGCATCGTGATGCAGAGCTAGAAAAAGCCAAAGCTCAGGCGGTGCCAGAGGGTTATGTAGTTGTGCCGAAAGATGTTGCAGAACGAACAATTGGTCATATTGGCATAGCAATCTGTCATCCAAACAATACTCGTGATGAAGAAAATATTATGAGTGAAGACCAAGTGGTTATCGAACGTGCTATTGATGCAAGCGAATCAGGAGCTGAGGGATGAGTGACTATATGCACATGACACTTGAGCAGCTTCAGCAAGAACATGCAGAGTTACTTCTGTTTAATGAAGAATTGGATCGTCGTTGTAAAGCTCACAAAGCAGATGCACAAAAATATCAAACTAAGTGCTGGCACATCACAACACTTTTGATGAATCCAGTTGATCAAGACATGACTTTGAAAGCAATCCAAACAGTGATTGAAAGGGTTGGTGAAGAATGAGTAGTCTCGATTTTGAGCAACTTTATCTAATGGCTCTCATGAATAGTAAAAAGCCAAAGTACGTTTTGAATTGGGTTCATGTCTCCAGACATGGGCCAGGTGCGACAAAAGCTACAGAAATTTGTGAATATTTTGGGATAGATCCAGAAGGCACTGATTTTAGAAAAGCGGAAAGTAAGGAGGAGTAAATGGGACAAATAGTTAAAATAGAGGCTAGCATTCTAGAAAAGATTGTTGCTGTAGCTGAACGTATTGCTCAGTCAAAAGAAGAACGCCGAGTTGGTCGTGAAGAATTTGCACACATGCTCAATATCGAACCTGAAACTCTAGACGCTCGGATTCGTGAAGGCAGATACCAAAGGCCATACAAGGATGGGCGAAAAAGTTTTTGGTTATTGTCCTACGTGCAATCTGTCGTTACAGACACAAAAGAATCTGGTAAAGTAGCCACCTATTGAGGTGGCTTTATTTTATACAATGAGATAGGTACTTTTTCAATATTGAGTACCAAATTGAGTATCAAAATCACCCCAAAATAAAATCCCTTTATATATTAGTGAGTTGAATCTAAAATGCTTCTAATGATCGACAATTACGACTCTTTTACCTACAACATCGTTCAATACTTTGGCGAGTTGAATCAGGAAGTAAAAGTAGTTCGCAATGATCAAGTCACATTAGAGGATATTGAACGATGGCAACCAAAATATCTTGTGATTGGTCCTGGCCCTTGCTCTCCAAGCGAGGCAGGTATTTCAATTCCTGCAATTAATCATTTTGCCGGAAAAATTCCTTTGCTTGGGGTGTGTTTAGGCCATCAAAGTATTGGGCAAGCTTTTGGCGGGAAAATTGTAAGAGCCAAAACGGTGATGCATGGACGTTTATCTGATATGTACCATAGCAATAAAGGTATTTTCAGTAATCTTCCTAGCCCATTCTCGGCAACTCGTTATCATTCATTAGTCATTGATCAAGAAACACTACCTGACTGCCTTGAAGTAACATGCTGGACCAATGAAGCAGATGGCTCAATGGAAGAAATTATGGGCGTTAAACATAAGACACTTCCTGTTGAAGGCGTGCAGTTCCATCCTGAATCCATTTTGAGCCAACATGGCCATCAAATCTTTAAAAACTTTTTAGACATCTACGCATAA